TATGAAGGGACAGGGGGATTGATAAAATGAGGTGAATGGATAGATACATGTAGAATTTGGGTTTATAGAGATAGGATGGGTTTGGAAAATAATCGGAGATTATGGAAAGTTCTGACAGACGGTTTGGAAATAATGACAGGAGGTTTGGAAAGTTATTGGAGTTCTTTTAGAGATCTTACGATAGCTTCGATGAGAAAACGGCGAGGTTTGAGTTCACGGTACTTCATCTTTCTGGCAATTGCCCAGGCGAGAGAGTGGTATTGAGCAGCGAGCTTTTCTTGTTTTGGATTGAGCTTTTGGGTAGAGGAGAGTCGGACAGGGAGCTTTACACCACGGGAAGAAGAGAGGAGTCTTTTCTTGCGTGCCCATTCTTCTATAGGAGCTACTGGGGGCATTTTGCCAGGTTTTCTTCCTTCGTGGACATACTGGGCATAAGGGGCGATACTATCTTCGACAAAGACGTCGATCTGCTTTTTAGAGGCGGAGTATTTGGTTCTGATCCCACGGCGTAAACGACCCCAGGCGACGATGCGGTCGCGGTCCACTATCTGGACGGCATACTCCTCAATCTTGTTTGCGATATGAGAGAGGACAGCGTCTACTTTAGAAGTTAGCGGGTCCATACTCATCCTTGGATCTGTCCCTTAGATTCTATTTCCAGACGCTTACGGATAGTCCTTATATAGTCATTAAAGACGTTGTAATTGAACCAGTCAGCATAGTTCTCCAGGACTATCTTATCGACGGCAAGGATGCGCTGTTTGAGGGTTTCAGGGATAGAATCCCACTCTTTTTCCATGCCGAGGCGGTTGAACAATTCCTGCTCGTCAGTGGTGTCGTCCATATCAAAGTATTTGGGCAAAAGCTCGTAGCATTTTACATCATAATTTGTAACAGCCATCGTATCTCCTTTTTTGATGATCTGATCCGTGAGCAACATAACCTTCCCATGTACACCTGGGTCGAGGTTATCCATGATTTTGTCAAATGCCTTTGGATGAAATGTTTTGAGGAGTTTCTTGTCAAGAGAGAAAACAGCGAAGTCATGTTTTTGTTCCCCTTCAATGACCCTGACGCGAGGATCCCAGACATAGAGATTGAGGGAGCGATCGCGGGCGGAGATGGCGAGTCCCATCTGTTTCAGGGGATTTTTTAGCAGATCAGAGACCATATTCATGTATTGAGTGGGAGTGGATATCCCAAGTTCTTGATTGTGGTCTTTGACGTGCTCAAAAAGCAGATCACGAGATGCGAATTCATAACGCATTGCATTTGATACAATGGCTTCGATGTGTTTGTTTTGGAGTTTTTCGAGGTTGTTATAGCGATCCATGGCAGCATCGAAAACCTCCCGGGGCTCTGAATATGGAACAATACGGGTACGGCAGTTGTAATGGTAAGGAGGTAGCCAGGGATACATGTCGGTTGTAGGTGTCTGCGCGAAGTGGTTGTTAGATTCCCAGAAGTTTTCTGGGTGAACCAATCTCTCTTGAGCAGAGAGCTTTTCGGCGGCATCAGATATTTCGAAGATGCGTCCATGCATCATTCTGCAGATCTCGGTAGTACTCTGATCAAAATAGGCTACGATCTTCACTTTTTCAGTACCTCTTGCGGCGTATTCAGAGAGGCGTTCGGATGTATTTGCTCGGGCAGATACGGTGTTGACATACGAATCAAGCTGATCATCGCGGAGATCACCACGTGAAGGGAAAGAAGAGGTGACGAGATCAAGGATCTGGCGATAGGTAGGATCAGGAGAAGTAGTCAGCCGAGACTCAAGCACTGATGTCCGATCCTCTCCCTGGCGATTGTAAAGGGATTCGAGCTCAGTCTCCAGTTCACCCAGTGAGGATTTACCCTGAGCATACCGGCGGATAATGGCTGAGAGGCGATCTGAGCGGGAAGATTTGGCGATTTTACGTAGAGTGAGTAGCTTGAGCGGTTTCAAGAGACTTTCTCGGTAGTAGTGAATTCGCCTTTACAGGAAAGGCATTTCCGGATTCGGATGATTTTTCCGCACAGTTGAATGGTTCTTATTACTCTGGTTGTTGCTCCGCAGGCAGGACATTTCATTTTTAGCTCCTTATCATGCTAAGAGAGAAAAAGGGGGCGTAAAGCCCCCATATTAGCTGTTTACTGCTTTGGGAGACGCTTGCCCGGGATTATCAACGGAGACCTGTTCCGAAGCAGATCTGAGATGAGATATCGTCTCGCCGATTGCTTGCTTTAGGGCATCTTCGTTGTTGATACGCTTACATATAAGAGAAGGAACCTTCCCTTTGAACAGGATTTCCAGATGTTTATCCAGGGGAGTGACAGGAATGCCACGCTCATCCATCCATGCGCGGATCGCAGAGATCTCATCGGTAAGGAAACCGAGCGCAGAAGTTGCCGCAGAGCGAACATCGGCAAGCACGGCATTTTGCTCGGCGATTTTATCCGCTTGCGTTTTCAGGGTTTGGCGGGTAGAGGCGAGGACAGCATCTTTTTCCTGGATTCGACGACGGAGAGTTCGATTTGCTTCTCCTTTCTGGATCTCGTTTTGAGTTTGGGCTTCGCCCCAGATCTTGATCGGGGTTTCAAGGCTCAGGATCCGGTTTCCGATCGTGTAAAGCTCTGATTCAATCTGCCCAGAGACGTACTTAAGTCGATCCATAATCTCATCATGACGATCAGAATAGGTGAGTTCGATCTGTGCTTTGATGAGGGTCAAGGCAGAATCGAACTGCTTTGAGATAAAATCCTGTTGGACACGAAAGAGATCATGGAGGTCTTCCTTCTTTTTGATTTCGGTGATCCGGTCTTGTTTGTTAACCCGGTAGAAGAGGAAGACGAGGAGTCCGAAAACCACGAGTTGAGTAATAGTCGTGCTCATGCAATCTCCTTTGCAGAGGTAGCTTCTGCATTGATTTCCTCGATTCGCGGGGTGATAGTGATATTGTCTGTGACCTTTTTTTCGCAGGAGACTTTGGCGAGATCGATATCGGAGAGGGTTTTGAGCATGTCCTTGTTTGGTTCTTCTTTGACGTTGATATAGTCGTGAAGTCCCAAGGCTTTCAGTGCCTTGATGCAGATGGTCTTGGAGATGATCTTGACAGAAGTGGAAACGCGCATACTGATGGACCCGTGCGACAATTCCTTGGTGCGGTCTTTGGTGAACTCGTCTTTGTGATGAGTCGCATAGTCGAGAATGGAGCCTTCAATCTGCTTCATCTCGGTGAGAATCGGGGCTGCGTCAGCATCGAACTTGGCGGTTACATCGCTGACCAGCTCTGTTTTTTTGTTTTCGAGAGTGCGTTTGGCGACTTCGAGCTCGCCCAGGCGTTTTAGGGATAGATTGACTTCTTCCCAGGACTGGAGCTCAGGGGATTGGGGAGTGTTGTTCAGTTGTTTTTTTGCCATTTTATCCTCCTATGGCGTGTTTAGTTATGTTTTTTAATCTGGTTCAAGGAAGTGCCTTTTTAACCAGGGCGTAGATTTCTACAGTTTGAGCATTGGAACAGGATCGGAGGGAATCTCCGAATCCCCATGCATCCATATTGAAGTGCAGCCACTCAATATCTTTACCGTGTTTTGTGACATGGCACATGATCGCAGATATAAGTCTCTTTTTAGCTTCATGAGAAGCTTTGGCAGCGTACGGCTTGAGAGTCGCGATAGCCTGTCTCAGCTGATGCTGATCCAGGACAGAAGCGTGAGTGACGCTAAACGTTTTTAGCAGGTAGGCATCAAAGCGAGAGTGTTTTTGATTTGGAACCGGTTTGTCCCATCGGGCTTTTTTAACCAGGGACCACAGATACTTCAGTTGGCGATCAAATTCAGCTTTTGGCATGTTGATTCCTTTTCTGAATACAAGGCAATTTCGGAGTAGTAGGTCGTCAGGGGACGCCATGTTCCTTGAATATACTTTTTGGGAGAGAAGCGGGATTTTCCAATCGACCGGAGAATACCGGCACGGAGCATGGCTCTGAGATATCTATCAAGGGTTGTGATATTTAGCCCGGTAACCTCCATAAGAGTCTGGCGTGATTGAGCAGAAGAGCAGGCATCCCAGATGGACATCTGCGTGTCGAGTTTGAAAGCCCAGTCATACCAGACTCTGGTTGTAGAGGAGCTTTTACTCGGTTTTAAGAGAAAGAAATCATCATCGAGAGCGATTATGCGTCCCTCATATGCCCCTTCAGCACTAAGCGATGCGCGGGCGTACTCGGCGGAGCATCCCGTAACCATACAGAACTCATTGATGTCAAACAGCCCAGATTCTTTGACGCGCATGAACCTAGCGATCAGATGGTCATTTTGTATGTTTTGTGGCTTCATTTTCCCACCACCTTGAGGTAGGTCTGAAGATCGATCTGACTGATCTTCAGTTTTGAGGCGATTTCTTCGTAGAGGCGGATAGCTTTGATCAGTTTCCTGGCATCACCACGTGCCTGTTCCTTTGAATTGGAGAAACGGGCGAGATCTTCTGCGATGATGATATCCGCCAAGGACTGGCAGAGGAGAACCGCATCGGCATCTGAGAGAGGCTTGAACTCAGCAAAATAAATGAAGCGGTTGTAATAGTGAGTATTAAGCTTCATGACTTTCTCACGCAGATCCTGCATCCCGATCAGCACTACAGCGGCGACTGTATTATCAGCTATATCACGCAGCATTCCGATGATCTCTTCATGCGGATAGTGAATGATGTTATCTACCTCATCGATGAGGATGAGGGGCATATGAGCCTTGGATGTGTGGGAATTTAGGGTATCCAGGATCTCGCGGAAAAGGCGGGCTTTTGGTCCGACAATCGGAGCAGAGTTCTCGGGCTCGTATCGTTCGCGAAGCTTACGTAGGAGTTCGACAACAAAGCTCTTTGGAGTAGAAGCTTTGAGGGCTGAGAAATAGACCGCGTCATGCTCAATGGCATAGCGCATAGAGAACTGGGTCTTTCCCAGTCCGGGACGACCGTAAATCATCGCCATACCAACCTGATGCGCGACCGGACGCGCCATCAGATAGGACAGGCAGTCCAGACCTCTTTGGACATTTTGTGTTTTGGCTAAAATGTGGCTTTTCATACTTACCTCTCAGAGATTATTTATAGTGAATTGATTCATTTGGAGATACCTATAGCATCGAGGAACTCACGGGGAATGACCTCTTCCTCAGGCTTGAGTGGTTCATCTTCTGTGATTAACTGAGTATTGGGCGAATTTGGGAAATCCGGAAGTGTGTGATCAGTGACGGTGAGCTTGGTTGCCGGAATAGCTGCGACCCTCTTTAAAGCATCCTGGAGGAAGAGTCCCTTATCACCGGTGATTTCAAGGAGAGCATCAGCACTGGTTTTTTGTTTCTTTTCCAGCCGTTTACGGAGCTTAAGATCGTGAACGAGACGAAGCTTGTCCTCTTCAGATCCGCGCACTGTGGCGAGGGGATCGTGCTCATAGCGCGCCAAGGCTCGGCAGATTGGCTGACGCGATTCATCATAGACGAGGACATAGCGATCATCCATCTGATCATAGCGGACAAGCACTCTTTTGCCGACATAATCCACCAAGGCTTCATCATAATACCAGATACCGCGGATTTTGACGCCGTTTCGATCGAGCTTCTTGACCTCGGCAGAGAGCATCAGATACCAGAGTTCACCGGGATCTCTGCGGCGATCCGGCGAGATGTCTTTGATCCCTTCATTCCAGACTTCGAGGGGCTTCTTCCCTCCAATACCGGCGTTGGGTTCCAAACCATAGACCTCAAGAATCCACCAGTTGATCAGTATCTTAGCTTCATTCAGAGTGAGAGCTTCAGAGCCGCGGAGCTTGGTATCGATGAGCTGGAGATGCTTTTCGTTGCGCATCAGGTGAGCAGGTTTATCGCTGATGGAATTGCCCCGGTAACCGGGCAGGAAGCGCTCCAAGCCGTTGTCAAAGGTTCCGAAGAAGCGTTCCAGATTGGCTTTCCCGGTGGGATTGTAAGGGAGGGAATCCAGGATTTCCTGGACGCCGGTGGCGTAGATATTACCGACGATTTCGGCTATTTCATCACGCTCGAGCTGCTTGATCTCTTCCAGCTCAGCCTTGGAGATCTTTTTGCCCTGAAGACTTTTGAAGGCACGACCGTTATCCCACTTGACGTAGAGCGGTACGAAGCCCCAGAGGGTGATAGCGTTGCGATAGGCAGAGGAGATGATGCGGCGGTTTTCGGTAAAATCCAGATCAAAGCCGACGATCATACGGCTGGCATAATCCAGGAAGGGGATCAGGGTAGGCCGGCAGACGCTCTTGGTATAGGGATTCCAGACGTCGAAATTGCAGACGCAACCATCGGAGAACCAGAGGTCGCCGACTTTGATCCTGGAGCCATCGATGAGGATATGGGGAAGGAAGTGTTCCCTAAAGTATTTTGCCCCGCGGCGCATATAAGCCCAACGTCCGGCATGGCGCTGAGCGAAACAATTGATCGCGCGCTCCATGGTGCGGTCGGAGACAGGCTGTTCCCGACCTTCCAAGCGGAGCTTGGTATGCCAAAAGCGGAGAGCTGAGGCGACAGGTGGCTTCCCATCGGAATGCAAGAGCCCGATGAGCCAGTTAAAATCCTCCCGGGGAACCTCGTGACCGACCTTTCCGCTCTTCCACTGGGGCAAGAGAACGCGCCAATCACGCGTCTTTCGCCATGCATCATACCAACGGCGGAGAGTGCTGGCAGAGATATCCCCCAGGGTGGCGTGGAGAGTAGGGTGATGCATCCCGGTATTATAGAGATCGAGCCAGGCGGAGATCGCAGCGGAGAGGGAGAGCTTTTCGTGGCTGATAATCCTCTGGAGCTCTTCACAAGCCTGGGCACGGCGGAGGGCTATGCGTTCCTGCTTTTCGGACAAGCCGGGATTCTGCGCAACAGGACGGGAGAAAGAAACCGGCGCGGGGAGAGGTACAAGATCCCCGCGTCCGGCGTCCACATCCCCTGCCGGATTGGAACCGGCGGGATCCGAGAAAGAGTGATCCGCAGGAACGGCGTCCTGCGCTACGGTTGCAGAGGTTGACAACTGGTTGTCATGGTTGTCATGGTTGTCATGGTTGTCATGGTTGTCATGGTTGTCATGGTTGTCATGGTTGTCCTCAATAGGGATCATATAAGACGTTCTTCCTGGTATGGAGGGGTGAGGAGCTGACACTGCAGATAGCTTTCCATTAGCAATAGCCTTGAGAACTGCTTGTCTGCTCTTCCCTACTTTTTCGGCGTATTCCTGGACGGAGATGAGATTGAGTTCGGGGCTCATAGATCCTCCGGTATGTTTGAAAAGCAGATCCCCTGGCTTGCGTGAAAGAGATTGGAGAGTGATTGTGCTTGACAGGGGATCGAAAGTGACAATCCTAGTAGCCGAAAGAGATTAAACCAAAGGAGAGTGACATGATAGACTTGAATGTCTATTTTATGGGAGTACAGATGGCAGCCCAACTCGCACAACTGATACATGCTCTGCGGAGTAGCGGGAGCAAGGACGAAAAGGCGTCTTTGGCAATCATGAATGTGATCAAAAGCCGAGGAGTAATAGCGATTGACCTGGCTATATCGAATTCCGGTAACAGAGCCTTTAGTATTATCGATATGTTTTTTGACCAGCAGGGAATCCGATATCACTTTGAGCCTGTGATAGAAGTGGAGACAGGAACCCAGCTCAGTAATGGAGGAGGATCTTATACACTTCATTCTCGGATGAGTGAAGTGGAATACGAAAACTTTGATGGCAAGTCTTCCATATTCTTTGAGCCTTTTAATCACAAGGTTTTCCTGCAACCGGGGCAATCTGAGAGGGGTTTCGTGATATTCCCTGTAAGAATGGAAGATACTGTCATATCCAAATTTGGGATTGTCACTTCTGTGGACAAAGAGCCTTTGATCACCGATTAGAGCGCTAATAGCTTTCATATCTCCTCCAGGGGACAATCAAAGAGGAATCCTCCGGAGAATTTGGCGTCCTGGATGGGAGGGTGGTATGATCCCAGGGGATTTTCACCTGCGATTCTGTGGATGCTCATCCTCGAGATCGCGGAGCAGACATATATGGTGCTAAAGCCCTTGGGGGTTTTGTAGCGTTGAGCTGTCCGATTGGGGCACTCTTCACAGGAGGCGATTTTGAGGGAGAGGATGGAGTTTTTGAAGATTTTCATAGCTACCTCATTTTACCGGAAAAAAGGCAGGGCGGTTTTCCGGATCCGCCCCACCCCGGTAGGTATGTGATTGACAAAACAGAATAGGCTCAAAAAGGTTTGGGACATTCTTTCATCCGGGTAATGATGCGTCCGGAGACGGCGCAACGACCGTTCTTCTTCATGGTGCCAGGGGAGCCGTCTAGTCCATGGAATCCGGCTCTTTCAGGTGGGATAAAATGAGGGCATTGAGACTTAATGCAGGGCTGCTGAGTCATGCTACCTCCGTCTTTTGCAGGTGGGCTGTGATGAGCTGGCGCATGCGAATAGCGGGACGATAGCCCTGGAGGACTTCGATCAGATAGGGATAGTAGATGCCGGTCTCGCGGGAGAGCTGAGCCTTTGATATCTTGCGTCGAGCCAGCTCTGCCCTGATCTCATCGGCACTGAGGATATGGGGTTTCTTCATAGTGATTACCTCTTTATTGATGCGATTGATTGACAAAATTGCTCACGCTCCAAAGGCTGGAATTACACACAGATAAACGCATAAGGAGCGTGAGAATCATGGTTAAAATATGTCCAATGGCACAAACCCAGGGATGTCTTCTGGATAAGTGCTTATTCTTTGATAGTGAGCAGTGCCTTTGTTATTTTCTGAGACAGCACCTCTTGATATTTGAGACACACCTAAGCTCTCATTTGTCTCTGCTATTAACACAAGGGTATCGCGAAATATCCGATTTCTTAGACGAAAAAGCTGCGCTTGATACTCTCTCCACCCCGGCAAAGATGTTCGCCGTTTATCTAGAGTACCTTCGTAACCTGAGAGCTTCTCAAGATCTCTCAAAAAAGAGTAGAGTGAAGATTCAGAAGCTCTTAGAGGAATTAAAGAATGTGTTTGATGATCACGAGAAGCGCTTGATTTAGTCTTGCTTTGCAGGATGGGCGAGCCATCGTTCGCCCCATCGCTTTCAACTTTGTGCTTGACATTCATTTGATCACCTCATTTTGTAGT